CTACAATCTCTCTAAATGCTTGGTAAATATCAAACTTCAAGGAGTCATCCCAGATATCTGGGTTCTCTTCGATGAAGGTACGGAATAAGTGACAGTTTGCTACACCATGAAGTGCTTCCTCTTTGATAGAGAATTCAACGATGGAACAAAGTCCTGGGTACTTACCTTGGAACTGGTAGGAGAGTAGTGCTGCAAACTGGGCATACAGAGATACTAATTCAGTACCCCCTCCATATACAGCAATCATCCGAGCAACTGCTCTTCTGAACTCTCGATCTACCTGAGCGTCAGACATACCGACTGCTTTGTAGTCCTCGTACTTTCGTACTTTGGCTTTCTCTACGTACTCCATCTTCGACGACATAACCGGTACATCAAGGAAATCAGAGTATATGCTGTCAGGCATGCCTATGGTCTCCGTGAAGAGACTATAGTTCTCAATGTGGGTAAACTCTCGAGCCATGAAGTTCGAGTGCATAGCGTGGACTTCTGTGGGTTTGAAGATACGTAGGAATGTGGCATAACCAGTTTCTACTAGAACTTCGTTTCCTGTGAAGGTCATAAGTACTTTGTGAAGGTACTCTTTCTCCTCTGCAGAAGCTTTAGCATAATGCGCTACATCTTTAGATAGAGATATCTCATCAGCAGTCCAGTGCATGCGATCATGCATTTTATAGTACTCCCAGAACTGCGGATACTTAAATCCTCCGTTTGGTTTGAATACTGGCATGTTGCCATGTGTTTTGATGAGGCTCATGTGCACCCCAGACAGGTATCTGACATAAGATCTACCTCTGTTTTAATAGTTTGACGTTCTGTGCTACTTGTAGACGCTGTCTGTGTTGTAGATGAACGTAGATAATATAAAGACTTAATCTTCTTCTTCCAGGCTAGGATATGTAAGTCAGATATCAACTGTACATGGCTGTTCCCTGGTACGAATAAGTTAAGTGACTGTCCTTGGTCTACCAAAGGTGATCTGTCTCCAGCCAGTTCGAGTAACCATCTCTGGTCAATCTCGAATGCAGTTTTAAATACATCTTTGATATCCTGGGGCATCCACGCTAGGTGCTGAACTGAACCGCTGTTCTTCTTGATAGAAGTCCACTGTTCATTGATCCAAGCTAGTCCTTCATCGTTAGGGTATCCTCCAGCTTTAAGCGGATAAGGATTAAAACTATAATCGAATATATATTGTTCAAGATACTTATTCGTAATAGCAAAGCTACCCTGCTGTACTTTCTTCGTGAAAGCATTAGTGACCCAAGGTTCCACGCCAGATGATGTAACACCACATAGTGATGAAATACTCATGGTAGGAGCAATAGCTGTAACGTGAATGTTACGTTTAGGTAATACTCTATCTACAACTGGAAAGACTCTTTGTGACATAGGGCATGACATATCCCCATAATCATGACAAGTATCTTCATTATGCTTGTCAGCTGATTCCTTAATCATACTGAAGATCTTCATGTTGAGACCTTTAGCAATAGATGACTCCCAAGGGATGAGTTTAGACTGCAGAAGTGAATGGAAACCCATTACTCCAAGTCCGATACTCCTCTCGTCTATTGCTCCTGCTCTAGCTCGTTCAAAACCAGGTAAATCTGTAGTGAGATCAATAAAGGACTGTAGTACATTATCAAGATAATCAGAACAGTCAGCAATGAACTGATCAAAGCAATGCTGGTATTCATCCCAATACTCAAGGTTAATAGAGCCAAGGCAACAGACACCAGAATGCTGATCATCAGTACGGAGTGTGATCTCAGTACAGAGATTAGAAGTGGTAACTTTAATGTTCTCATGTTTATATTCCTCCGGGGATAGTTCATTAACAGTGTCAATGAATAAGAGATATGGTTCACCTTTTAGAGTAACTCGTACTTCCATCAAATGTGTCCATAAATCTCTGGCTCTAACTGTCTTAACAATAGAACCATCCTTCGGGGATATGAGATCCCATGGTGAATCGTTGATAACACAGTGCATGAATGCGTCTGTGATGACTACGCCATGGTGTAGGTTAGGCGCACGTCTATTCTGATCACCGGTAGGTTTTCTGAGATCAATGAACTCTTCAATCTCTGGATGATCAATACGTAGATATGCTGCCTCAGATGCTCGTCTAAGTCCTCCCTGGCTAATAGCCAAGGTTGATCTATCAGATACTCCGAGGAATGGTATAAGTCCTGAGGACTTCCCACCATGCTGCCCTACTTTGTGGTTCACTTCACGTACCAGAGACCAGTCTGTTCCAATACCTCCACCGTAAGCACCTAAGTTAAAGGCTTCGTTGTAGTTTTGGAATATAGATGGTTTATCATCTGATATTTGTTTAGTGAAACACGAGATAGGAAGACCACGATCTGTACCGGCATTACTAGATATAGGCGTGCTTGGGTGAAACCATAGATTCTGAATATAGGAACGCATACGTGCTCCATGCTCAGGATCATTCTGATAGGCCTGAGAGACACGATCTAACCATTGGTGATATGATTCACCGGCTAGGAAGTATGTCTCCTTGTAGAGCGCCTGAGAGAACTTAGGAAGTGTATCCCAGTCTCTCGGTGTGTCAGGCATTGATATCTCGATTCACACGCATGCATGTTCGTGCACGATGTTGGATACGAGGTCTCTTTCCTACTGCTGGAGTAAGTGGATGTTCTTTACGCATCATAAGTTGAACCAAGTTCATGGGAGACTGTTTAGCCTTAACGAGTTTAGTTCCCTTAGTCATGTGACGTACTGCGTAGAATGATCCAGGGATCGTTACGTCAGTGTATGCTGCTGGTTCTTTATCAAAAGGATTCATAGGCAATCCGGCGTAAAATGAAGTCATAATCAGTCCTCCATGAATGGTAAACGTGGTGAACCAACAACTGTAGTGGTGATAGGTACAGGATCGATACGAGGTTCAAGTGTAACTTCTACACGAGTCCCAGGGCCACTATCAGTACGTCCAGCAATAGTACGAGTACTAATACTGTAACGATCAGTAGTGAAGCCTTGAGTGGCAAGCCAAAGAGAGACTGCTTCATCGAATTCCTTTGATGTTAAATTGATTTGCATGGTGTAGTTCCTTCAAATAAGATTTGTTTTAATAGATACCCTTCTAGCATCCAGATCTGCTCTCTAGCATTATCGTACGCAATCTTCTTACCAATCTCCTCGTCGAAGTTAGCCATAGAAGCTGCAGCTGATTTTCCGATAACTACAAAGTTATTCTGGAGTACCATAGCGCATACTGTGGATGTCGTGTTAGGTACAACCCAGTATTCTGTGTATTTGATGCACGAGTCAATATGATCTGGAGTGAGTCGTGGAGCATTCAATCCTTTAGACTGAATCTCGTTTTCTAGTTGTGTTTCGTCAAGCATGGGATAACTCCTAAAAATGAATATAGTTTGGCCTGTAAGTAGGCAATGAAGGCAATGAAGCCCATGTGTAAGTAGTCAAAGAATGTAAGATTCTCTGCCATACTTAGTATCCTGCTGCGTCTGCTGCGATGAGAGCTTTCTTCTCAGCTACAGCTGTCTTCTGGATCTGGTTCAAGAGATCACGAATACGCTTAGAGCATGCCTTGGTAGGTTTGGCTTCGTAAGCTGCGTACTCTGATGCGAGTGCGGTAATGAGTTTGTTCATGGATGTCCTTCTATGAATGTTTAAACTTGCAGTAAGCTGCAATGAGTAGTGCGTCAGATCTCCCATCTAGGAGACCACCTTTAGGTCCGTAGATCTCTGCTGTAGGAAATAGTCTGATGGCTATCTCTGCTACGTTCTGTTTGATAGCTTTACCTTTGGCTGATACACCGAAGTGCTTCTGCCATGCTTTCGGCTGAACTAAGTCCAGAGGTAATCCGAGGGTACGAATTATACCATGGAGGATACCTACGTTGAAACCAAAGTTAAATGTTCCCTTAGCGGACGAACCAAAGATAGCATGTACGTCCTCAATCATGCACATATGAATGTCATGGGATTGGGATAGATCATGCAGCCATGATGCCATAGCATAGGGATTGGTTTCGTAGTCTTTGAATATGGTAGATCCATCTTCCCCTAGAGCACAGAATGCTCCGTTAAGACCTGGGTCGGTCCCTACGAATACTTTCATGAGAGAGACTTCACAGTACCAAATTCACGAGCTGTGGATATGAATGATGGAGGTGCAAAAGTCTTAATCACCTGAGATGCTTCTTGTACCCCATTGAGGTAATAATATATATACTCGTCATCATCATCTTCGCCATTTCGATATACCTGAAGTAGTAATGTAGGATAAGCTTTTGATATAGTAGTCATATGTTCTTCCTGAGCATACCATTTGATAGTATTATCAGGCTCTAGCATATATGATGATATCTGAGCAAAACTGTAATCTGATAAGTCTTCAAGATGTTTTTTGAAATCTGAAGGTAAATCTACACCATGGTAGGTAGATATTCTAAATGCTGAATAGTACCCCATAGGCTATTATTTAGCGAAGAGAGATGATACAGGTTTCGCTGCTGCTCCTGCTGTGCCTTCAGCTTTCTTAGTACGATCACGAGTCTTACCGGAGTTGGCTGCTGCCCACTTCTCAAGGAAGTCTGCATCTTTCCCGCCTGTGAACTCGTTCATAGATTGACCGGTAGTAGCACTGAAGACATGAGCAATCTCATTCTCTGTGCGTGTTTCTGCTGTGGCTTCATAAGCACCAGTGACTTCGTTCTTCTTGTTCTTGTTCACAGTCTGTTTATTGACTGCTACTTTGATAAGTTGACCGATAAGATCTGTATATACTGGTTTAGAAGTAGGTACTTCTTTCTTGAGGTCAAAGTTATAGATGGATACCATCTTGTCTTCTGGTGTAAGTTCACCAAGTTCTTTACCTGCTGTAAGGACACTCAAAGCGTTGGCAATGTTGAAGCCAGGAAGATACTGCTTCTTACCCTCTTTGTCAGTGTAGTAGTTCAACTGACCTTTAGACGTACCACCTGTTAACCAAAGTTGTTGACGAAGTGTTGATCCATCCATAGATTTAAGTACTAGGTTAAGAGCATATGCTCCGCCTTTAGATATGTCAAGATATGCCATATCAATGACCATATCATAGACACCTGTTTCAAGTGTACGTGATCCTCCGCCAACTACGTCTGCTGGTGCTGCGATGTCTTTCTGTGTTGCGAATGGGTTACTCATGTTATTTTTTTCCTTTTAAATTAAGTTTAGCTTCAATAGCTGAGATAAGGTCATCAAGTGACCCAACTTTTACGGCTTTGTCTAGTACTTCTTTAAGACTTTCGGCTGTAGGCTTGAAGTCATTACCAGCACTGTGAAAGTAGTGTTTGATAGTGGAATCAACTGACTGACGTACAGCATCGCTATAGTCAACCATAAGGATCATCAGCTCACTTGCTTCCGAGTCCTTGAATTCTTGTAAGAGACGATCTAACAGAGAGGATTCTGGATCCAATTCTGCAGTGTCTAAAATAGATTTTAGTACTATGATACCTTCAAGTCCTCCGATACCGTGAACGAGTGAACAATGTTCTGCGAATACTGAACCGTGACCCAAGAGTCCCATGAGTTCTTTGATAAGTAATGGTGCATCGGTGCGTACCTGCAGCGTAGTTAATGTACGTGCTTTGACTTCTACAGAAATAGTATCTGCAGTTTTAGCTGAGTCTTCTTTTGGGTTAGTAAATTTCAATGTGTGCTCCTTTAAGCATAATATTGGTGTAGTCGGTCGATGACTGACTGAATGTTGTTGTCAATGAATGTCTCTTCACGGTTCCACATTTGTAGAGGAGATCTAATACGCTCATTGACAGTGTCCTTAGTAAGGCGAGTCTGAAAGACATGCTTGTAGCCAACCAGTTCGTCATCATCTGATATGGTGAGTAGAGGATTAGCGTAGTCTTTAAGTTTAGCAATAGGCATCTTCTTCGTAGAGATAACTGTACTGAAGAATGATTCGATACCTACATTGGCTACTGAGCCTTTGACAGGGACTTTAGTTTCAAGAGTCATGGTCTGCTCATTGATATCTGATCTAGTGTGAGCTAATATCACGATGTTCTTCGTACTGCGATTAACATAGTATTGGAATAAACGTTTGATGAACTGAGCATAGTCACCCCAAGCGGCCATAGTGTTTGCTGAACCAATGACATACTGTGACTCATACATATCGAATAGAAACGTCGCTGTGTCTATGACGATAGTGTGAATGTTAGGCATAGTCTCTGCATGCTCAATGGCTTCTACAACTTGGAGAGGGTCAGTGATACTGAACTCTTGAAATTTGGATTTGAATGGCAACTTCTTCGGTTCACAGTTGAGAAACATTACACCCTCGGGTGCGGAGAATGCCATTAGTGAAGCCGATTTGCCGGTGGATGAAGATCCTGAGATCAATACTAGGTGGTTGTTTTGTGTGTTATCCATGGTTCTCCTTTAGAACTTAGCTAAAGCCTACTGGGCTTACACGAATGGACGAATCCAACCGATGCCAGTAGTGTTAGTATTCTTTCACTGCGATACGTTTAGCTACTGTAAGCATAACGGTGGATGAAAGTTCCAACTCAGTGAGTGGATCTACTATTTTAGAGTTGAATGTAGTGACAGCACTATGTACCTGATCCATGTTGTAACCATTGTCCACTAGGGCTAGGGCATACTTGAGTATCATGTTCGATCTGTTCCCTTCGCCAGTGTTGTTGAGGAACCAGCGTTCAAGGTTGTTCAACGATGCACCAGAAGCATAGGTACGCTGTCTATCCTCACTCTTCTTGGTTTGAGGAATGAAGAGTGTAGCATCAAGAGATTCACCTTCGTTGTACCAATACTCTCCTGCAGATGATTCCCACTTTCGTGCTATATCTTTGGCTGCAGTATCGTTGGCAAATGGAAGCCACTCATATACGTTAGTCATAAACTGTGAGAACTCTCGTTCGCCTAGTTTAATAGTATGGCTCAACGGAAGGATGATTCTGAATCGATCACCATGACCAGGAGTCTGATGTCTCTTTGTAGTGGAGATCAGATATGTGTAATCTTGTAAGAGAAGTTTGGCAGTATCAATAGAACAATCCTTGTCGATGTCGATGACCACTAAGTTAAAACCTTCAATGACATTCTCCTTGGATCTATGGCCTCCTTTGAAGTAATGAGCTGTATAGTGATATCCTACAGCTGTAGTGAGTTCATGCAACCGTGTGAATGGTGCTAACTGCGGTGTATAGCCATCTGCAATATCAGTACTGAATGAGAACATCATACTGTTGATGTCAGTCTCCTTGAGGGATTCTCCTCGAAGGAATTCGATACCATCTACATAGGACTTCTTGATGACAATGTTGTTCTTGTAACCATAGGCTATGGCTAAGTTCATCATGTCTCTTCGCTGAGTCTCAGAGCCTTTGTAAAATGGAAGGTCTTCTACTAGGTCTACCTGAGTGACTTCATTTCCAACATCAGCAATGTACTTGGCTAGTTTAACATATGGTTTCTCCCGGGTAAGGATACGACTGAATGCTTCACCGCTGTCCTCCATGAGTTTGATGGCTGAGTGAAGATGATCCATTGTAATTTCTGGTGAGTTGTCCACGAATGCATATGCACCTGAGAGTTTAAGAGCACGGAAATATCTGTGGGATATCTCTGCTTTCTGAATCTCTTCGTGATCCCCCATGGTATCAGCAACTGAGTTACAGTAGATCTGATATGAGATGAGTTCAAGCGATACATCTTTCGTCATGGTAAGTTTAGTGGCATAATGTTTAATATCTGCCAGGTCTTCAAGAGCAGAACCAAGTGCATGTAGATGAAGTTCACTAGTAGTGTCTGTCATCATATCGTAGAGTTCATCTGGTGTCATGTTCGCTGTAGTCTTGGAAGACTTCGTAGCGTAACCAAATAAGCATCTACGTGCATATCCAGTCTCGAGCATCTGAAAGAACTCTGACTCTGTTTTACCTCCGTCGAGGAGTTTGGTGGGTGTACCAAAGAGTAACATATTCGTAGGAGTACGTCCATCTATCGGCTCACGTCGTTTGTTCTCGGCTGAGTTTAGAGTGATCTTGTCCTTGATCTTACCTACGTCGTAGAGTTCAATGAAAGCATTGAGAGCATCTGTGTTGTTAGTAAAGTTAGAACCTACCTCGTCCATCTCAAGACACAGTGATCCGATACCGGCCATCAATAGTTTATGACGTACCTGTTTAACTGCTGCTGGTGTGGCAGAGTCAAAGGAGAATACCATGGATCCAGTGTTGTGAAAGTCTCGTTGGACATTGGTGAGTTCTTGGGTAGGATCTGTACCATTCTTGATGGCACGAGTGTTAGCAAGTTTATATAAGTTGTCCGAGGATACTAATGGAAATGTATCATTCATGAACTTGGTTTTAAAACGCGCAATGATCTGTTCTTCAATGATGTTGTTAGAGAGTCCCTTTCCGAAACCTGAAGGTGCTAAGTTCAAGGCATAGAGTGATACTGGAATCTCTCCTCTGTCTGGTGTGACAATGGCGGTGTGCATCATGGAAGCAATCTTAGCCATATGATAGGCAACTGATACTCTGAAGAACAGTGGACTGTCTGAGTGAGTCTTCTTCACTAAGACTTTGACTAGCTGTTCTGCAGGTTTGAAATATTCCATATCTGCGAATGGTTTAATCATGTAGTAGTCTCCTTATAAGTTTTGATAGCTTTAGCATCAGGAAAAGTTTTAACAATTCCTGGGTACAAAGTCTGTAATGTCATCGCTGATGTATAGACTAATCGCATTGATCGTCCAGTATGTGGATTAAATGCTGAATACATTTGTGTCTTTTGGTTACAAAGTACTTCGATATTGATATTCATATATGTCTCCTTAATGCTTATAAGCAGTAAGTTCAGCTATTAATGGCTGTTCTGCATTATTACAATGGTCACATACATTCCATGCATCAAAATTATCATTATAAAAATGCATACTTTGGCTGGAAGTCCCTATCGGAATATACTTTCCGCAGATACAGCATGATTTCTCGGTACGTGATTTCTTGACTGACTTCCATTCGTAGAAGTCCCAGTCTTTTAGCATTTGTTTAGTTTCTTCATCCATGATATAGTTCCTTTTCTTTTAATTGGGCTTCAAATTCTCTGCATAAAGCTGTAGATAAGTCTGTGTGTTTAATGAAGTACTCAGCGACTAGGTGAAGGTTTTTCAATGTAATTTCACCAAGTTGTGTGTACCCCGTAACATCGTTATGGATGGTGTCTAAAGCTTCTGCTAATAGATACTCATCTGTCTCTTCAATCTGTGGCATAAGGTCTCCTTAAAAATCTAGATGTACCGTAATTTGGCAATCTTTCACATAAGTTAAACATATCTTTTAAGATATGCGATACTGTATTTGTGGGTAAATCATCTTCTTGATATATGCCTAATAGCCTGTAATCACCATCTTCATCAGCTATATCTTCTATTTCAACTATGCGATCTAGCGGCAATAATTCTTCGTCAGTGCAAGACCAATAAACTTGATCATCCGAGCAGACATCACCATCTTCGTCTAGCCCGAACTTGGCTACTAAAACATCCCATGGTGGGATAATAATAAACATATGATTCTCCTTTCTAAAATGGTTTTGACTTTGGTTTGATAGGTCTGCCTAAGTGCCTCTGGGAACCAAATGCCCTACCTTCAAGTGATGTCAGGTACTCGTACATAGATACTAAAATCCATCCTTCTGCTTGAGACGTGGTTTTATATGTGAGTTTTCCTGATTGAGTGGGATGAGGAAAGAGATTCAAAATACGATCCTTAGCCATCTTTTCTTCGTCATCCAACCCCCAAATACCCACATCTCTGGGGTCTGTAATCATGATTGAATTAGACTTAGGATAGATCACCATGAGTTCATCCCAGGTAGGTAATTTAAGTGTCATGAGGTCTCCCTAAATATCTATGTGTACCAAAGGTTTGAGGTTCAAGTGCTTTTAATGCGTCGTAGAACACCCTATGGATGAAGATGTTATAGTGTTCATCGTACATAGTATCATCAATACGGATACCAGGAAATTCCAATATACGATTAGCAGGTATACGCATTTCATCTTCAGCATATTCCCATAGAATCAAATCATCATCTAAGATACATTGGTCATTAGATCCTGGAAATATGACCATGAGTTCATCATAGGTCGGGATAGTGACTGTGTACATGTGGGTCACTCCTTCGCTTTAGAATTTTGTGTTCTCCGTAGGGTTGCCAGTTAAGTTTAACTAACCATTCAACGAATACACGATATGTGACTTGTTCAGAATCTCCTACACTCATATGGTGTTGATTTGTCATGTCATGGAAAGTAACTAAACGATTAGTTTCTATAATATCATCCATATGTAGCCACCAGTATTGCTGAGCATCATGTGCAGGTTTACCTTTTATGGTTTCACCATTGATGATAGCTCTATCAGTACTATCTGGAAACATATCTCGAAGGACATCCCAAGGTGGTACATATACAGTAATCATCGAGGACTCCATAGAGTTTTCTGAGAACCATAATATACAATTCCAAACTTTAATAGTTCTTCCTCTGTCGGTAAGCGCACTGGTAAAGTATTCGCTGAAGCTTTTGTCCAACCATACTTAGGATGTTGGCCTACAGCTTCAACTTCCTCTAATGAGATGCGTCTTATCAACCAATCTGCATAGGCTTTTATATTAGAAGATTTATCAATAATTCCATAAGACCCTATAGGCATCTCTTGCATCATCATCATCGGTTATCCTTTAAGGCCGATCTTAATCAAGAGTTGGATCATATCATCGAGGTTCTGGCGTACAAGAGAATGATCGAACCATTTCTCGAGTTTGCCTGTATACTCTAATGGGTTCTCCATACGAGGGTTGATGTAGACTCCTGTGGATACAATCTTGTGCTTCCTCCAGAACATCTTGTCGATAGGTCTATCTACGATGTCTCCATCAGTGATACAGATACAGTTGATGTTTCTTAGTACTTCGACATTAGCATCTACTGTTTCAGCGAGTCCTTCAGAGGAACGTGTTCTATGAATGGATAAGACTTCTGCATCTGACATAGGGAATGTTTTAACATAGTGACATTCTGATGAGCTGTACAATACGTTTCCAGTAACATAGCCTTGTTGGGCCAATTTGTTGAAAAGATAGATCATGGATACTGCATTCTTCATAGGGTCACCTGACATAGAGCCAGACATATCAATAAGAAGGTTAAATGTAATGTGCTTTCCAACTGGAGCTTTCTTATCAATATAGATCTTCTCTGCATCCATAGCCATGGACTTAGCACTGATCAACTTACGTGGTGTGATACGTTTCTGTTTGGAGTTGTGTCCCTTGAAAGCTTTAAGTAGTTTCTTCACCGTATTGTTCAGTACTACAAGTTCTGGGGCTGATATTATACTATGATCTGTGGAGAATCGGGACAAAGATTTATAGTGTTTAATGTCTTCAAGAGACTGCTCTACTTCTTTGATTTCCATCTCATATGCGATTGGCTGTTCTTTAGATGTACCTGCTCCCGGTTCTTCTGTAAGGCCTGTAGCTTTAGCCATATCAGAAGCATCTTTAGTCATGTCATCACCTGAGGAGTCCTGTGCTTCATCTTCAGGAGTAGCCTGTGTTTTGAATACTTTCTGCTGAATAGGAAGCTTGGATACGTCTGTGATATTTCCTAAAGCATCTGCTTCGATGATCTCTGAGTCACGGAGGTCTTCACCGGTGAATGATTGGTAAAGTTCAACAGCATCAATGGTTTGATCTTCAAGGGTAGGAGGTGTCTCATCATCTTCGCGGGAAGAGTAATCGTCCATAGAGAGCATGAGTTTAATAAGATCTGTGAGGGCTTCTTCGTCAGGTAAGGCTTCGATGTCTGCAGAGTTAATTCTGAGATACTTCGTACCTTTAAGTCTGAAGACCTGCGTAGGATACTCTGTCGAGTGTAGTATTTGAGTACCCGTCATAAGGTTATAACGGAGTACTGGGTCTTGATTGTAAACTAGACCTCTAAGGTTTTGTTTTAAAATCTGCTTTGTATCTAAGTGTTCTATGTGTTCCATACTGGACTCCTTTTGAAATATGACTTTGGTAACTAAAGCCTCTGTAAGTTTCTATTGCAGAACCTGCTCTATCGCGAGGTTCCATTACACCAGCATCCCAATGAAAATGTAATGAACCTGCTTCAACTTTGTCTATATGCATATGTCTACCGTTACCAGCTAATAGAACATCTCCAACGCTTACTGTGGCAAACTCTTCTGCAGTCATGATTTAACCTTTGGTTTCCCGAGGTGTTTAATGGTAGGCGCTGGTTGATATATTGGTGGTACTGGTGTGCGTAGCGTTGCATCTGCGGCCCAAGTATCTAAGGAACGATACGATGACATGGTGTGTTCTACCATGGCTCTACCCATACTACCAGAGGTATCCATGTCGGCAGACATTCGTCGTGCTGCTTCCATAGCTCTACGCATATCTGCCTCAATTCCTGCTGCAGTAACTTTTCCTGTAGACATATCTGTTAGACTAATTTTTTCTACTGTAGGTTCCATGATGGACTACTTGATGATACGCTTGATCGTATCTTTGAAGGTGGCTTCTTCGACTTCGTTGATGATACCGTCGGTGGTGCGAGAACAGATGTTGGATGTAAGGTCGAATAAGTATGACTTCACTTCCTTAGGGTTATCGCACATCTGGATCAATTCACATAGGTAACGTACGTTGATGGTGTTCGTAAGTTCTTTGGCTTGGACAAGTCCTTCAACAGCTGTATAGAGATTGATCAACTGGTTAATCAATGTATCGGAGAACTTGTCATCGGAGTTACAAGATTCAACGATGCTACGAACTGCGTCGATAGAGTGAGCCATCTCGTACATACGGAAACGATCTGATAAAGCAAGGTCGATATCCTCAGTGTCGTAGTCTGAACCAATGTTTGTGGTAGCAATAGCCCAGAGGTTCTCAGTAGGTACACGTAGGATTTCAGATTTACCAAGACCATCAAGTGTACCTACGATACGATTAGTACGTAATTGATAGTGTCCTGTAGCGTCTGGTGTGAGTGCACCGATGAGGATGTTCAATTCACGAGATGGAATACGAAGGATCTCATCAATAAAGAATGCTGACTTCTCTGTTTGAGCTGTACGGAATGCTGCTGTAAGTGGTCCATCCATCCAAACTAGAGAACCAGACTCTGCTTTGACGTAGTAGCCAAGTAGGTCAATGGACTCTGTGCCATTAGAACCTGCAATAAACTCTGTAGGAATACCTTTAGAGTTTAAATAGCGAGATACTGTGTATGTTTTACCAAGCCCACGAGCACCCAGTAGCATGATGTGCTTTTTGAATGAATATCGGTTAATGAAGTCGTCGATACCTACATTAGAGTAAGCAAGTTTTTCTTTGTTGATCTCTTCCATCATGACGTTATAAGTGTTCGTCAATGATTCATAGAGGTCTGTCATACGAGAATCAGACATAATGATGTCGATGATTTCATCTGCCATTGGTACTTGAGGTGCTGATTTAAAGATACCCTTGACAGAGTTTAAAGATTTAACAATGTTTCCACGTAGTGATTCAGGATATGAATCTACGTTCACTGATTTGAGTGTACCATTTAACCATGGATCGCCTGCAAACTCTTTGATGTCACGAGTGACTGGATCTACGAAAATGTAGGTATTGAACGCTACTCCTGATTCATCTGAGTCTTTAACAGTAGATAGAATAGATGTGATTGTTTTATCGCCTTCACCGACGATACCTTGAAGATGTGCTCCGTATGTAAGTTGAGTTTCTCCGATGAGAATCAACGACTCTGTAACTTTGAGGTTAAGTAATTTCTGTGCCATGTGTGTTCCTTTAATAAAATGTTGGGGTGTTAGGCTAATCTACCTGATGCTGCGAGACGAACTCGCTGAGCACAGAGGTTAGCAACTGAGCAATACTGACAAGCTTTTGCTTTGCCCTCATGCTTGATGATGATACCGACATTGCCATCACGTCTAAGGTGATCTGCTGCTTCGTCATATGTGTCGTAGTTCTTGGTGGCTCTGGCTGTCTTCGTAGGGTCTTTGTAATATTTAAAGACATCCTTCTCTTGCCAAAGTTCTTCAGGTGTACAGTCTGGGATCAAGTCCTGATCTGTGATTGGTAAGAACTTGTCAATCTGGAAAAGCTTCTTCTCAATGTATCTCTGGGTTTCTGTGACAGACTTTAGACGATGGTCTTTAGACTGAATACGAGACTTAGGATAAGTAGGGTCTGAGAGTGTCTTGGCTTTAGACCAGTCAGTAAAGATGTAGAGGTTAGTACCAATGTCATCAGTGATAAGTGCTGGGTCAAGCCATTTGTAAATAGACATCTGCATCATGTATTGATTATCGCTGGAACCAGTGATGTATCCATAGACGCTGGATGATTTAATGTCACACACACGACCTTCTGAGACTATGTCATATTTCCCGGAGACAGTCCATCCGTTGATTTCTTTGGTTAAACGTGTCTCGAATGATGTAGCATCAAAGATGGCCTCTGCATTTTCTGCTGTAAGCCCTAGCGCTACCATCGCTGTGATGGCTTTATCTCTGTCCTTCCATGCCTGTTCAACACTATCATGTAGAGCTGATCCCATGGATACTGCAATAAGATTGTCACAATCCATGATCTTTAAGCAGTCCATGTTCTGACGTGCTAAGATGATCTGACGGATAGGTTTGAGGAGTGTGGTAGTGGATATGACACGAGGATCGTCGTTGTAGTCATAATTGTCGATGGCGATCCAGACAGCTAGGGGTAGAGGGATGTTCATATTGTTGGTGATAATGCGGTCATTCGCCATGGTAAGGTTCTCGCTTTACTAAGAGTTTAAATGGTAACATAAATAAATAGAGCCAGAATATCACTGAGTATCCCATGTACCATGCAGCGGCTAGGAATGCTATGTCTGTAATCCAGCCATAGAAACCAAACCAACTAGGTTTAGCCCAAGACTCCTTGATAGGTGTAGAAGTCACCACGGAAAGGAAAGCTCCAAGTAAACCAAGTACTACTAAAGGTAAGATGAGATACATCACTACCCAAGATGGTGCAAAGAGTAAAGCAACTGTTAATATGATGTCAAGTGCTAGTACTCCTAAGAAATGTCGTGTGTTCATGTATTGTCCTTTTCGTATAATCCAAGTTGTTGAGCCATGGCTGGTTCAATATAGCAGATAGACTCTGTGCACTGAGCTAAGAACTCAGGATCAATCATTCGTGCTGCTGCCTCGTGTGTGATGACCCACATACGTCCTGTAGGCCCTGTGTCTTTAATGGACTCAAGGAAAGTAAATCCTTTAGCCATTTCAGCTTTACATGCATCACACGGTTCTGCTGATGTGTAGACTTTAGACGAATCAAATGAGTCTTTCAGACGCTTGTCTAGTAATATCTGCTTTGGTTCCTTGCAATAAATGCAACAGTCCATAGCTACGTAACTTTTACTCATATTTGTCCTTTGGTTTTAAGATGAAGTCTCTATAGGATTCGAGTGTGTCTAGTTCAATATATTGACGTAGGTACTGATCGTAGACTATAAAGACACTAGGATTGAAACCAGGTATCTGGTGAGTATGCTGAATGACTGAGAAGTATACTTCATCAATCTCTTCGTGGGTAGACGTAGGACTAAGTTCATATTTATATGAATACTGTCCTCGAGCTGGGTGATCTGCTATACGTATAGAACCTAGACGAGTATCACGGAACTTGATATACATAGATCCTGTAGCAGCTGTGTACCATGGAATAGATCCACAGTCTTGAAGTGCTTTAAGAAGTAAGTTATAAATCTGGATGCACTGCATACTAAAGTCCTTTCAGTATTTCAGTGATGTCCTCAAGTGAGGCGTGGTTAGGTATGGTTTTCATAGAGTTCCAAGAGTATCCTACGTCAAGTTCTGCTCCAAGCTTCACATCGTCTGACATGATGGATGGGTGATCTTGCCAAGACATTTCCTCTACTACTACTGTGTTGAGCCAATGAGTGATCTCAGGAGAGTTTTTCCATATGAAGTAGATGGCATCATGAATTTGATTTACAAGGAATATATCTAGTCTATATGGAGATTCTTCGATACGTCTCTGTATTGCTATGGCTGCTCTGTTCGAGAGCATACCCCAAGACTGAGTGATAGCGTTTCCTGCTGAACGTGCTTCGGACTCTGCTTCACGAGGTGTCTTGGATGTACCCATGATACACTGGCTAAGGAGAGGTGTGCGAAGGCGTAAGCCGAAAGCACACTCGACGTAGCCATGCTTGGAGGCAAACTGAGTATTCAATGCTGCAAATGTAGCAAGTCCTCCGTAGAGTTTGTGGTATCCAATCTCAACAGCTTTAGCTACTGGGATAGGGAGACCAATGTTCTTGTGGAGTGTAGACCAAGTGCCTCCATATTGGAGTGCAAATGATGGGGCTTTGGCTTCTTGACGTATGGCTTCCTGCTCCTTCTTGAACTTCAGAGATCCTTCAGTAGTCATATCGTAGGAGCGTACCACTTCTGGATCTATAACTGTGTTCTTGATAGTGATGGGTTCATCTAACTGGGAAAAGAATGCCATGGCTCTAATGCTATGACCATCCATCCCCTGAGTGAACTCCGCTGTCTTCATCTCATCTTTACTAAGGATAGCTCCGATACGGTCCTCAAGAGCGTTGAAGTCTGCTCCACCGAATAACCAACCTGCTGGAGCCACAAAGCAACTCTTGATAGTTTTTCCATAGATAGAATTCGACGGGAGGTTTGCGAGGTTTGGGTTACGTGCTGAGAGTCTACCGGACTGTGTACCCCCGAGGACTTGGTCTCCGTTAAGCCATGTGGTGTCATCTGATCTCCTAAAGTAAAGTGTTTGAAAGTTGGATATGAAATCGTTAAGAATCTTAGAGGACTGTGACAGTTCAATCATGGCTTCTAAGAGTGCTATGTGTTCTGGGTCTGAAGTATGAGCTACTAACTTCCGTAGTGTCTTCTGGCCGGTGGCAGGCTGTTTAGTCTTGGTTCGATCTAAGATAGGAAGCTTCATGAATTCGTACAGTAAGTAAGCTTTCTGGTCTGGTGATGCTACGTTAAACTTCAAGTCCTTGAATGAGTCAATAGATCTGACCTTCTTCTTTAGTTTGGAGTTAGCTTCACGCATAGCATGAGCTTGGAGTTGAAACTCAACACGCTTGATAATAGGACTGGCTAGTAGAATACGCATGTTAATATCACGTACTGCTTCTAGTTTGAGTTGAGCTTCGAGTGTTTTAGTTAAGTCAAGGGGAAGACCCATAAGCATCATCTCAAGGAGAGGTTTAATACTAGGCTGCAGGATTTCTGTGTATACAGCCATCTGATTATCCGCTATGACTATTGGCTCGTACTTTTCTTTGACAAACCAAGTGGCTAAACAGTCAACAAGGTTATATGTGAGCAGTTCATCTAATGGTACAGTTGTGACATCATGAAGATCTTCTACTGCGTAGTTCCCTGTGAATTCAAATGAGTTTGGTTTAAGACCAAGTTTCACTTCTGCGGTAGAGTTCAGGGCTAGATACGTATAAAGCATGGTGTCTTGTACGTTAGTAAAGACATCAAGTCCTTCCCTCATTCCCTCGTAGTCTGTATCGTGTGTCATGAATAGATGATAGATGAGAAACTTCACGTCGAAGAGCGCGTTATGAAACCAAAGTTTGCCAGTGTACGTAGTAAAAAATCCATAAAGCATATCTAATAAATCAGTGTCGACTTTAAACGCAATTCCATTATGTTTATCCCATGCAAATGCAATAGTATAAATTTCAGATGAATTAAATCTCAGACCTGTAGTTTCAATATCGCAAGTAAGTTCTGTGTATGAATATAATGACATTAACGCTACTGCAATTTCATTTTCTATAATAGGATACTTGGCTTCATGAATGATATCCAGTCCTGCATCTATGTGTGATCCGGATATATGATTCATGAGAGTATCAAGTGACATGGTAAGTTTAAACTGTAGGTCAGGGTTGTAGAACATGGCTCCGTAGTGCACTGAGAGGATACATGATAGATGCTCAAAGCCTTTGATGATACAGGGAAGAATGTAACCATAGTGAGGTTCTACTTTCTTGACTCCTGTGAGATATTTGAAGTAGCCACTGTCTGCGACCACAAGGGTAGTGATACGTAATGAATCAATGGCAGGTAATAGCGATGAAGTGAGATACTCCTTCGCAACTGAAGCAGATACTTTACCAGATGGGTCATACTTCAACGAGAAGGCACAGATATCATCCAAGGGTATATTTTTACTGATAGGATTGATATAGTGCTTCAGAAGCTCCGTATGCATCATAGATGAATCTTTGATAAGTACTGCTGTGGTTAATGTGTCTGAGGATGAACCAAATAAGATATGTCGCATGAGGTCTCCTCTGTGTTATTTTAATGTAAAACCGTTGATGTTATACTGATCCCAGTGTCATCATTAAGATAGCTTGTTCACCGTCTGCTAGATTACTAGCTTTCATTGTAAATGTATCACCACTGACATGAACTATTCCAT